GATGAAGAAACTGCTAAAATAAAGGCTGAAACAGATGCGAAGTTAGCCATTATGCAGGAACAAATGGCAACTATACTTGCCGCTGTTGGTGAAAAGAAACCCCGTAAACGCAAAGCGGAAGCCACAGAGGAAGCCTAATATGTCATCAACAATGCTTGAATTGGTACAGCAAGTCACCGCTGAACTTAACCTAGCCGTGCCTACTTATGTAGCAGGGAACACTAACCAAGATGTGCAACAGATTCTTGCGTTGATGAACCGTGCTGGATATGACTTAATTAAAGAGCATGACTGGCAAGCATTGGAGCTGGAATATCGTTTCTACACAAACGCAATAACCACGACCTGTGATACTACGAATGGTACTTATCTATTAAATAACATTCCAAGTACCACAGGGCTGGACAGCAATTATTCAATCGTTGGCACAAGCGTTCCACAAGATACTTATGTTGACGAAGTTATTAATGGCACAAGCCTAACAACAACCCAGTTATCTTCAGCAACATCTGTTGGTGGTTCAGTTACATTTAGCCGTACTATTTACCCATTACCGCCTGATTACGAAACTATTACCGATAACACGCATTGGGATAAGACAAAGCATTGGCAAATGCTTGGCCCAGTCGATGCACAGCAATGGCAATGGCTCAAATCAGGATATATCTCAACAGGCCCACGAGTTCGTTGGAGAATCTTGGGCAACAAGTTTGAGATTTGGCCACCATACAACACCCAAGAATATTTAGGATTTGAGTACCGTTCTAAGGGCTGGGTAAGAAGTGCTAGTGATGCTGTAAAGAATAGCTTTACTGCTGATAGCGATACATCTGTATTAGATGATTCAATTATCGTATTGTTGACTAAACTCAAATACTTCCAAATTAAATCGTTTGATACTACTGCACTGCAACAAGATTACAGCCGTTATTTGAGCATTGCTAAAGCTAACGATAAAGGTTCTGCTACCCTATCCTTTGCACCTGCTCCAAGTGCCGTTCTTATTGGCTGGGCGAATATTCCTGATACTGGTTACGGTTCTTAATAATGGCGGTCGCTAAGAAGTTCACCGCCACAACTGCTTCTTTAGCTTCCCCTATTGGGGGTTGGAACGCTAGGGATTCGTTAGCCGAAATGCAACCGTTAGATGCGGTGCAGTTGGTTAATTTCTTTCCTACGCCTACCGATGTTACGCTTAGAAAAGGTTATTCAAAGGCATCTATTGGCATTACAGGTAATGTAGAAACCCTAATGAATTACGCAGGGTATGACGGTACAAACACCCTTTTTGCTATTGCCAACGGTGTTATCTATAACGCATCGACTTCTACAGCTACTTCTGTATTTACAGGTCTGACTAACAGCAAGTTTCAGCATTGCATGATTAGTACCGATGGTGGCAACTTTATTATTGCGGTAAACGGGGTCGATCCTGCCATCATTTATGACGGTACACGCTGGTACAAGATGGCTACCACAACTACCGCCCAAACTATTAGCACTATTACAAGAGGTGGTACAGGTAACCTTACAGCTACCGTAACTACTGCTTCACCGCACGGACTTGTAACTAATAACCGTGTATCTATTTCAGGTGCTACCGAAGCCAATTACAACGGTACTTATGCTATTACCGTAACTGGTGCTTCAACCTTTACTTACACAATGGCTACCGCACCTGCGGCTAACGCTACCGTAGTTGGCAGTTATACCGTACTAGGCATTACAGGCGTTAACAGCAATGTTTTTGTCAATGTCAATATGTGCCAAAACAGATTGTTTTTTGTACAAAAAGACAGCATGACCTTTTGGTATCTGCCTGTTGAATCTATTGGTGGTGCGGCACTAGACTTTCCATTGGGATCAGTAGCCCGTTCAGGTGGTTATTTACAAGCAATGGGTACTTGGACTTTAGATGCTGGTTATGGCGTAGATGACTTATCCGCCTTTGTTACAAGTATGGGTGAAGTCATGGTTTACAAGGGTACAAACCCTAGTGACCCTAATGCTTGGTCTGAAGTCGGTGTATGGCAGATGGGTCAAACCTTTGCTAGACGGTGTTTTTTCAAATTTGCTGGCGATTTATTGTTGCTAACTCAAGATGGCTTAGTGCCAATGTCTGCCGCATTGCAATCTTCCCGTTTAGACCCTCGTGTAAACCTTACCGACAAAATTTATTACGCTGTAAGTCAAGCGGCTACCAGTTTTTACAATGAATTTGGCTGGCAGATCAACTATTTTGCTAGTGAAAATATGTTGATTCTGAACATTCCTACCACTAACGGTAAGGAACAGTATGTCATGCACACGATTACAAAGTCTTGGGCTAGATTTACTGGAATTAACGCATTTTGTTGGGAAGCATCCGCCAATAACAAGATTTATTTTGGCTCTAGTGGATTTGTAGGTAATTTTTACACTCAAAATTCTGACGCAGGGACTAACATTGTTGCAACTGCACAACAAGCCTATAGTTATTTCGATAGCAGGGGGCAGTTAAAACGATTTACTCTAGTACGCCCTATCCTACAGACAGATAACGGCTTACCGACCGTTCTGTGCGGTATTAGCACGGATTTTGACACCCAGCCATTAACCAATCAGATAGCTTTCAACCCTTCTATTACTAACACAGGTATTTGGGACAGTTCCAAGTGGGATCAAGCTAACTGGGGCGGTGGTTTAACTACCACTAAGTTTTGGCAGGGCGTGACTGGAACGGGTTTTGCTGGTTCGGTTAACTTAAATGTGGCATCGCAAGGTATTGAATTTCATTGGGCATCAACCGATTATGTAATGGAAAAAGGTGGGGTTCTATAATTGCGTAGGGTTACTACCGACAACCAAAAATACATGGGGGATTGGTTGGTTAGGTTAATGAACCATCCGTTACCGATAGAAACAGTCTGTATAGGTCAAGAAATTGACGGAAATTTAGTAGCAGTAGTAGGATTTGCTAGTTTTATGCCCAAAGCGTGTCAAATGCACATTGGGGCAGTAGATGAAGTAAATTGGATGAGTAGAGATTTATTGTGGGCGGCTTTCGATTATCCCTTTAATAAACTAGGAGTTAGCGTTATACTAGGGCAAGTTTGTGCAGATAATGAATCTGCTCTAAAACTAAACCGACACCTTGGTTTTAAAGTAATAGCTGAAATACCTGATGCTCACATGGATGGTGACTTAGTGATTATGGCTATGAGGCGTGAAGATTGTCGCTTTCTCGACATCAAATGCCCTTTGAGAACAGCAAGAGGAGAATGACATGGGTGGTGGTGGATTTTTAGGATTAGGGCCAGCGGCATCTGCACCAGCCGCACCCGATTACAGGGCGGCCGCACAGGAAACTGCGGCAGGCAACTTAGATGCGGCAAGAGCCGCTACAGCCGCTAATCGTGTAAACCAAGTTACTCCTTACGGTAATTTAGATTACACCGTTAGTGGTCAAGACCCATACGGTAATCCAACTTGGACTGCCAAAACTTCTTTATCTGATGTTGGTCAACAGCTTTTAAACAACCAAAACAACGCTAGTTTAGGTCTTGGTTCAACTATTAATTCTGCACTTGGTCAAGTTCAAAGCACAATGGGTCAGCAATTTAACCCTAATCTTCCGCAAGTAGGCATTAATGCTGGACAGAATTACCAAGATGCGTATATGCAACGCCTTAAGCCACAGATTGAGCAAGGTCGTGAAGCATTAAGCACCCAATTAGCCAATCAGGGTATTCCCGTAGGTTCAGAAGCCTACAAACGGGCAATGATGACCCAAAGCCAAAGAGAAAACGACTTATTACTTGGTGCTACAACTCAAGGATTTGGTACTGGTTTAGCCGCAAATCAACAGGCTTACAACCAAGCTATGACTAACTACAATATGCCGCTTAATACTTTAAGTGCATTGCGTAGTGGCTCACAAGTACAAAATCCAACATTTGTAAACTCTGCAAACCAAGCTACTACAGGCGGTGCTGATATTTTAGGTGCGGCTCAAATGGGCTACAACGCTCAAATGGGCGACTTTAACTCCAAAGTGGCACAGCAAGCTAACTTCAATGAAGGCTTGATGGGTTTAGGTGCGGCTGGAATTATGAAATCAGACATTCGCACTAAAGAAAATATTGTTGCAATCGGCACTTTGCCTAATGGTTTACCGTTTTACCAGTTTGAATACAAACCTGAATTTAAAGATCACCCACTAGCAGGCCATGGAACACATACAGGCGTAATGGCTCAAGAAGTTCAAGCCATCATGCCTGAAGCTGTTATTGAACTAGATAACGGCTACTTAGCCGTAGATTACGGAAAACTAAATGCCTAATCCATATTTTATTTCTGTTAGCCCATATCAAGGGCAAGATCAGCAAGGTTTAATGCCTGTTTTCCAAAACATTGGCCAGCAACAAGCCAACCAACAAGCGGCACTTGCACAGCAAAATCAACAAGTAATGCAGGCAGGTCAAATAGGAAAACAAGGCGGTTCAAACGCAATGGCTATGGCGGCAATGTTGCGTAAAAAAGATCCTAACGATCCTACCAAGCCTGCCAATGTGTATGATTACAGCGAACCTGCACCACAAAGTGAGTATTAATTATGGCTATTGATATGGGAACACTTACCCCTGAGCAAATGTTGCAACAGCAACAAATTTTACGCCAGCAAAAAATGGCTGAAATGCTTATGCAACAACCAGCACCGCAAGGTAGGATGGTTGGTAACCGTTATGTTGCCCCGTCATTTACGCAAAATCTTGCCAGTTTATTTAAAACTTATGTTGGCAAATCTAATCTTGAAGAAGCCGATCAAAAACAAATTGATATGGCCAAAGCTATTCGTGAAGGCGATCAAGCGGCAATGGCTGATTATTTACAAACAAAAGAGGGTAGACCTGCGGTAGAGGGCGGTATTTATGGCCCTAATAATCAAATTACTACCCAAACTACGCCTGATATGTACGGTGCAAACATGGAATTAAATCCACAGTACAAGCAAGTGACCCCTGTTTCCGCTGTATTGCCAAACCCAAGAGCCGCTAATGCAAACCTGTCTTTTGACCCAAGAGCATCTGCAAGATTGCAAAACATGGCATTTAGCAAAATGTTTGCCGATCCTGAAGCATTTACTTTATCCGCAGACCAAGCCCGATTTGTAACTATGCCTGACGGCACTACTAAACAAGTAGCCGCAGGAACTAAAAAACCTATTCAAATTGATACTGGTACTGCTATTGAGTTCCGTGATCCCGATGATTTAAATAAAGTTCTGCAAAGAATTCCTAAGTCACAAATGCCTACTGGTGGTCAAGTTCTTGAGCGTGAAGATGGAATCTTTATAGTAAATCCTAAAACTGCACAGGCTACACCAGTACTAGATGCAAACGGTCAACCATTAAAAGGTTCTCCATCCTCAGCTTTAGGAAAAGAATTTACAGAATTGAATCAACAAAAATCAATTATTAATGGCGTTCTTAAAGGCGTTGAAAATAATCGTGATGCGTTTGGCCTTGCTATTGGGGCAAAAGGAGCAATACCTTTAGGTGATGTAGCCCAAAACCGTAGATTTACCCCTGCACAACTAGAAGCAAGGTCTGAAGTATTTAACACTGCCTCTGCTGTTATTAAAGAACGGGCTGGTACTGCTCAAAGTGCAAGTGAAAAAGAAACAATTATGCGTTTTTTACCATCACCGCTTGATAGTGCTGATGTCATCATTGGAAAGATGAACGGATATAACCGTTACATACAAAACAAAGAAGCAGGTACAACTTCTGTTCGTGGTGCTGTTGCTCCTTATTATGGCAAAACTAGCAAGCAATTAGAAAATCCTGTTGTTACGCCAAAGCCTGCAACTAATAATGCACCAATCAAGTTTGCATCTGAAGCTGATGCGGCAAATGCTAAATTGCAAGACGGAACGCCAATTATTATTAACGGTGTAGAAGGAATTTGGAAGAACTAATATGCCATTCATACCTAATACCCCCTCAACCGGTAGATTTGTTGCAAACGCCCCTGAACAGGGCAATATGTTTACGCAATCCGCAGAGGATATTCAATATGATCCTATGAGTGGTGTTCCGTTAAATACATCATCTTATGGATCAGGCACTACTGGTGGTACAGATACAGCCCGTAGAGCGTTAACAGCAACCGCTTCATTGCCTATAAATATTGCAACTGGAGTTGCTAAAAATCCTGCTGGTGTAATGCAAGCGTTTGGTAAATACTTTGGTGGTGGTCAAACTGGTGACACTATGGTTGATGCTATCAATCAAATCGAATCAGGTACGCAAAAGGCTTCAGGCGATGTAGGCGGAGCAATTAGTGCTGGTGGATCAATGGTAGGGCAAGCCGCACCTTATTTAGCAACTCTTGGTGGTGCTGGGATGATTCCTAGCTTTATGCAAAGAGTAGCGGCAGGGTTTGGTAGTGGCGTAGCATCAGGCTTTGCAACTCCTGAAAAAACAGGTTTAACACCTGAAGAATTTGGTAATGCCAAAATGGAAAATATTGGCATACAAGGAGCAATTGGTGCGGCACTTCCTGTAACTGGTGGGTTAATAAAAACAGGCTATAACGCTGTTAAAGGTGCGGTTGAACCATTATATGAAGCTGGTCGCAACAGAATTTTAGGTCGTGCTTTGCGTGAATTTTCAGGCGGTCAAGACGAATTGGCTATCCAAAATTTAAAAAACGCTAAACCATTGATTGAAGGTTCAATGCCAACCGTTGGTCAAGCCGCTGGTGTTCCAAGTTTAGCGGCATTAGAGCGTACGGCAGTAAATACGCCTGAAATGACTAATACCATTGCTGGTAGAAAATTAGCACAAGCTAACGCCCAAGCAACTGCTTTAAGCAACATTGCCAGCCCGACAAGATCAGAGAAATACTTTGATTTGCGTAAACAGCTAGGTGATGAACTGTATGAGCCAGCACTACAAAAAGGTGTTGATTTTTCAGCATTGACACCTGAATTACAAGCAGAATTTAAAGGTTTAACAAAATCGCCATCCATTAGGTCTGCCATGCTTCAAGCTGGTGAAAATGCTTTAGACAAAGGTAAGGATATTGGAAACCCAGCAAATTCATTGCGTGGTTTGCATGAAACTAAGTTTGCCCTCGATAGCCAAATTAACGCTTTAGAAGGCAGATTACAAAATACTAAAAATCCTAGCCTTGATGCTGAATTAAAAGCAAAAATAGCCGCAAAAAACAGATTAGTAAATTTCCTTGAAAATGACCAAATAAGTCCTGAATACAAGGTAGCTAGAGAAACATTTGCACGGCTATCTAAACCAATCGAGCAACTGCAAAGTTTGCAAAATATTGCTGATAAATCTATTTCCGCATCCAAAGGCACGGTTAAATACGACACATTCTTTAACAACTTAAAGTCATTGAAAAAAGAAGGCGTATTGTCAGATCGTCAATTTGCTAGATTAGAAGCTATTGGCGAAGATATGAAGCGTGTTAAATATGCTGAAACCGCTGGTAAGGATGTAGGCTCGGACACCGTTCAAAAGCTGGCATTTTCTAACATGATGAATCAGGTTGGTTTGCCTAATGCTTTGCGTAATTTTGCCCCTGCTAGTGTTGTTGGCGGTATATTGGAACGTGCTGGCGATGCAATTTATGGTGGAGCAAATCAAAAATTAAAGACAAAACTTGGCGAAACCATGTTAAATCCTGCTGAAGCCGCTAGGTTAATGGAAAGCGTAAAGCCTTATCAAATGTCACAAGTAGGCCGCCCAATGACAGATAAAATGGCTGAAATAGAAAAAGCTAAACAGTTAGCTAAAATGTTAACAATGCAGGGTATGTAAAGGAAAATTTATGTCAAGAAACGGATCGGGGGTCTATTCCCTACCAGCAGGTAACCCCGTAGTAACTGGTACAAGTATTAGTTCTACTTGGGCTAATACCACGCTTACAGATATTGCTACAGCCTTAACAGGATCATTGGCTTCTGACGGTCAAACCCCTGCTACTGGTAACTTAGACATGAACAGCAACAAGGTTGTGAATCTTGCGGCTGGGTCAACTACTGGCGATGGCGTTAATTACACTCAATTTGTTGCCGCATTTGTAAACCCTACCTTTACTGGCAATGAGTTTATGCTCATTCCTAAAGGTACAACGGCTCAACGCCCTGCCGTACCCGTAGATGGTGAAATGCGTTATAACACTACTACAGCACAGTTTGAGGGCTATCAAGGCGGTGCATGGGGTCAATTAGGCGGTGGTGCTACAGGTGGTGGCCCTGATGAAGTATTTGTTGAAAACGCTAGAATTGTGACTACAAATTACACATTAAGCACTAATAGGTCTGCTGAAAGCGTAGGCCCAATAACTATAAATAGTGGCGTTACAGTAACAATTCCTAGTGCTGAACGCTGGGTAATCTTGTAAAATAGACGAAATTAAAGGAAAAAGAATATGTCCTCAGTCGTAATTTCAGGCGATACAAGCGGTGCAATAACGCTATCTGCCCCAGCCGTATCAGGAACGAATACTGCAACATTACCTGCCGCTACTGGCACAGTAATGGTTAGCGGTAATATGCCAACGTTTAGGGCAACTTTAAGTGCAGACCAATCGCTTACTAGCGGTGTATATACAAAAGTGCTTTTTAATACTGAAACATTCGATACCAACAATAATTTTGCATCATCTACTTTTACCCCAACTGTTGCTGGTTACTATCAATTAACAATAAACATTCAAGCCACTTTCGCAACATTAACTAGGTTTATTGTTGTTTTATATAAAAATGGTGCGGTATATGAACGAGGATATGATGGTGGTAGCTTTAATAACAATAGCGTTTCAACAACTTATTTAGTCCAAGCAAACGGAACAACCGATTATTTTGATGCCTATGTTTATATGGCTGGAACAACATTGGCAGTAATTAGCGGAACAACTGGCTCTAGTTTTGGTGGCGATTTGGTAAGGACTTCATAATGTACGAAAAATTAATTTCAATTTATCCTGAACTAGCAACTTTTGACTTTGCTTATGGCTCAATTACTTTGCAAAACGATGGTGATGGCGATTACATTGCTAAATGGGAACACCCTACACTAGCTAAACCAACAGATGAGGAATTAGCATGAGTTCAACAATAACTGCACTAACTAGCGGTGGTGGATTGGCAATGGCTGGTGATACTAGCGGTCAATTAGAGTTAAAAACTAATAATGGCACTACTGCGGTAACAGTAACTACTGGTCAAAATGTTTTAGTTGGTGGTACGGCAACCGTAAATTCTGAAATATTAAATGTTACTGGTGCAACACCTACAACTGGAAGTGGCGTTTATCCGTCAACAATGTTGGTTGCCGACAATAGAGCCTACAATTCTACTGCCCCTTCTGCTGGTGGTGGTATTGGATTTGCATATAAATACAATACTGCTGGAAGTTATGCTTTAGGTTCTTCTATTCAAGGAATTAAAGAAAACACAACAGATGGAGATTATGGAAGTGCATTAGCATTTTTTACAAGACCAAACGGCACAAATCCAGCAGAACGGATGCGTATTACTTCTGCTGGTGATGTATTTGTTGGAGCAACAAGCGGTCTTGGTGCTAATGAAAGATTTGGTGTTTATCGTTCAGACAATGGAACATCGGCAGTAGTTGCAACAACAAATGCAAACCAAACCAATGACATTCTTCAAGTAAGAGCAAATAGAAATACCACTAATAGTTCTTATAGACCAATAATTTACTATAACGATGCTGCTGGTGCATATAGATTTATTGTTGCTGATTCTGGCAATGTAACCAACACTAATGGTTCGTATGGCACTATTTCTGATGCTAGATTAAAAGAAAACATTGTTGATGCCACATCAAAATTAAATAAAGTAAACCAATTAAAGGTTCGTAATTTTAATTTAATTGGCAATGATTTAAAACAAATTGGTTTTGTAGCACAAGAGTTTGAAGAGGTGTTTCCTAGCATGGTTGAGGAATCACAAGACAAAACTCCTGATGGAGAAATGTTAGAAACAACAACAAAAACCATCAAGACAACTGTTTTAATTCCAATTTTGGTCAAAGCTATTCAAGAACTAAACGCTAAAGTAGATGCACAAGCATTAGAAATTCAAGCACTTAAAGGAGTAGCGTAATGGCTTTTACTATTGATGGGACTAATGGTCTAACATTTAACAACGCTACTACACAAGCTAGTGCTGGAGTGGTCTTGCAAGTAGTTGGTGCTACTTTTTCAACTCAAACAAGCACAACATCAACTTCTTATGTAGCAACTGGATTAACTTTATCAATTACACCTAAATTTTCTACTAGCAAAATATTAATTACTGGAATGATTAATATTCAATCACCAGCCAATAACGATTCTTATTGGACTATATATAAAAATGGTTCAAATTTAAGCACTTCTGCTAATGGTTTTGGTATTGTTGAAGCTGGAACGCAAGTAATGTTAAACACCCAAGGAATTAGCTATCTTGATAGTCCAGCAACTACTTCAGCCACGACATACGCAATTTATTGCAAAGTTGGTAGTGGTGCAACACAATTTTGGTGTATTGGTGGTCAGCCAGCTACATTAACTGCTTTGGAGATTGCAGGATGATAACTATTCAACAAACTGAAGTTCTTTACAAACTATATCCACAAGTAAAATCTACAAGTGGCGATACAGCTTACGATGCACAAGGCAATGAAGTAGCTTATGACTTACAAGCCGTAACTGCACAAGCACAAGCTGATGCTCAAGCAGTCATTGATACAAAGGCTTCTGCATTGGCTAAACTAGCCGCACTTGGTCTTTCTGAAGATGAAGTAAAAGCGTTAGTCGGCTAGTATGTCTTTTGAAATTGACCCAGTTAAATACGGCCAACTTTGGGAAAAGGTCGATAACCTAACCGCCAAAGTCGATAAGCTAGAAGAAGGCATGGAAGAATTGCTTGCTTTGGCTAACAAGGGTCGGGGTGGGTTTTGGGTAGGAATGATGGTTGTATCTGCCCTATCTACCTTTATTGGATTTGTTTCACACTACTTTACTAGCAAATGATGTGGACTACGGAATATCAGAAGGCGTTAAAAG